GTACCTTGAGCGTGGTGGCATTAATCGCTTCCACAGCCTTTACGGACTTGGATACTTTGGCTGTGCGTGTCTTAAAATCTACCGCTAAGGGGGCTAAGACAGGGATATATTGTCCGTCATCTATATCACTATCGTTAATATTAAAACCTCCTGCTAAGCGGTAGCCTGATTTTACGTTGTAGAGTTCTTTCTCTACCTCTTGACCCTTAAGGTCATACTTAATTCCTGCTGGCATTTTTTTTAATGATTAGTGGTTTGTCACTTGTTACTTGTCGTTAGTTTCTCGGTTTCTTGCTCAATGAGATTAGCAATAGCCTCCTCCTCTTTCTGTGGATCGTCAGGGGTATCAGGTGCTTTGGAGTAAGAAAATCCACGTGCTGAAAGCTCTTGCTCTTGCTTGCCAAACCCCTCTGTTACGGCGTTAGCTAAGGTCTCCACCGCAGAAATATCAGCAAAATCACGCCCCACGAGTGAATGTGAATAGTAGCTTTCTGGGATATTCTTTTCTTTCATCAGCCTTACAAATTGCTCTTTGAGACTCTCGGCCGCTCTGCCTTTTTGGAACTCGGCAAAACTATTCTGCAAGGTATTGAGTTTCTCAATAATCGCACTCATTTCAGCATTGCCTTGATTGCCCGCAGGTGGAGCGGGAGTAGGTTCGTTGCTTTTCTCTGCTTTTGCCTTCCAATCGTCTGCCTCCTTCTTGTACTTCTCACTTTCAGTCTTGAAAGTATTGACCCGATTATCGGTATAAGACTGGAACAACTTAAGCATAGCCTCAGCCCCTGTGGTGGCAGGTTCTACTTGGCTTTCTTCTGTTACGTAAGCACTCAAGTTAGCCGCCACTCCCTCAAGCACTTGCCCGCTCAACCCTAAGTGATTGTACTTAGTTTTGAGTAATTGTAGAATTTTTTCCTTGAACATAAAAAACGATATTATTATGTGCAAAGGTACGCAAGGGTTTGAAAATAAGATGTATATGAGTTTGTTTGTTTTTTGTTTTTTCTTTGTATTTTTTTTGTTTTTTTCTTTGTATTTGAGAAATGATAGATACCATAATGAAAAAAAAGCCCCAAACAAGGGGCTTTTGTTAAAATCTTTGCTATTTAAAAATATTGTTGTACCTTTGCCATACAAATAATGGCTTTAAAGTTTTTGGGCAACGCCCGCCAGAGAACGGGAATGCAAAGCTATACGCAAGAGATAGATGTTAAGCCGAGTTTTCACCTTTAAAAACATTATTCAAAATAGGCTACTCTATAAAGTAGCCTATTTTGCTATAAGAATCCTCGAATTATATTTTTATATTTATTGTTTCTAATGTCTTTTTCCTGAAGATCTGTGATTTTATTATATTTATTTATCAGAATTAAATTTCCTATTTTTAATTCTTTACGTTTTAATTCTTCAATAGATTGCACCAAAAGATCTGTATTACCATTCTCTAATTTAAGAACAATATTCTCTGCTTGTTCAAATCCTTCTTTAAGTTCTTTTTTTAATGTTCCAATCTTCTTGCTTGTTATAAATTTGAAATCAGCAATAACTAATTTATTTTTGAACTCCACAATTGCATCGGCGCTACTTATGTTTTCATACTCAGGTAATAGAGCTACTGATTTTCCTTTCTCGTTAAGTGCTTTTGCTATTTCTAACGTATTATTTAGGCTTTCTCCTTTACCCCTATGTAGCTCAAATATAACAGTTTTAGCGCCATTTGTCTCGTGCTGAAAGATGAGTTTTGCCCTATTATCATCTATGATCTCCTGTAGTAGTTTTTGCTTATCTGTGTTGTGTTTTATCTTCTTCAAATGCTCAATAATCACAGGTGAGAAAGGTTCAAAGGCTACATAAGTACTCCTACTAAAAGGCT